GTAGCGGGTTATTGCCAGCTGGAATTGTTAAATTTCAACAACGACATTTATAACTTCACAGTTGGCACGGGAATCACCATTGAAGTTACAGATTCAACGGCTGCATTTGTGCCGATTTTTGGCGGCTACATTTCAGACTTCACGCTTGCAGTCAATCAGACTGGCAGTTTGGGTTATACGACAGCTGCGCAAATTACGGCATTGGGCGCATTATCCAAGTTGCCTAAAATTGTCGATGCTGGCATTTTGTCAGAAGATGAAGATGGCGACCAAATTTATACTTTGTTGTCACAATACCTTTTAGGTCAGTGGAACGAAGTGCCAGCGGCTACAACATGGGCAACATATAACCCAACGGAAACATGGGCAAATGCGCTTAATCTTGGCCTTGGCGAAATTGACCGCCCAGGTGATTTCTTAATGATTTCACGCGCGTCACAAGAAACAGACATTTACAGCTTGTGCGCTCAAATTGCTAATTCAGCATTAGGCGTTTTATATGAAGATGCTAATGGCAACATTGGTTATGCAGATTCAACCCATCGACAGGATTACCTAGCGGCCAATGGCTACACGACGCTAGACGCCAATCATGCAAATGGCCGTGGCTTGGCAGTAACTACCCGCGCCGGAGACATTCGAAATAAATACATCATCAACTACGGCAACAATGGTAATAGTTCTTACACGGCTCAAGATGCCCAGAGTCAGTCCGACTATGGCGTTTATGGCGAAGCATTTTTGTCTAATATCAAAGACACCCCCGACGCCGAAGATTTTGCCGACCGCATCGTTGCCCTACGTGCCGACCCTTTTCCTAAATTTCAGAGCATTACTTTTGAGCTGGGCAACCCCGAAATCGACGACGCCGACCGCGATGCCTTAATCAATATATTCATGGGTTTGCCCGTGTGGATACAAAATCTGCCGTTGAACATAAGCGGCGGGTCATTTGAAGGCTACGTCGAGGGCTGGACGTTTCGAGCCAGCCTCAATAATTTGACCATTACCTTTAACGCGTCTCCGGTCAATTTTAGTCAGGTTGCCGTAAAATGGCAGTCAGTAAATCCAGCGGAAACGTGGGCAACGCTTAGCCCAACGATGACATGGTTACAAGCGATTGGAGTAATAGCTTAATGGCAACAACAACACCCAATTTTGGTTGGCCAGTGCCAACATCGACGGATTTAGTCAAGGATGGCGCAACCGCTATTGAAGGATTAGGCGATGCAATTGACGCATCGTTGCTAGACCTTAAAGGTGGCACAACTGGTCAAGTGCTGGCAAAAAATAGCAATACCGACATGGATTTTATTTGGACTGAACAGGATGACACAACACTTTCATTTAACGCACAAACGGGTACTACCTACACCCTTGTAGCCGCCGACCTTGGCAAATTAGTAACTACATCAAATGCGTCAGCCGTGACAGTCACAGTGCCGCCGTCAGTTTTTGCCACCGGAAACATCATCAATTTGCAATCAATCGGAGTCGGCCTTACTAGCTTGGCTCAAGGTTCAGGAGTCACAATTACATCGACAGGTGCAACTGCATCAGCGCCAACCCTGCGCGCCCGTTATTCTGCCTGCACAATTATCTGCACAGCTAGCAATACCTTCACAGTCGTGGGCGATATAAGCTGATGCCACTAATTTTGGGAATCGTTGCATCGGGCAATTACCCGCGCAGCAATCCTTCTTATGAGTCAATCGCGACAGTAACAGTTAGTACGGCGGTTTCTTCTATTTCATTTACGTCAATCCCTAGCACCTACAAGCATTTGCAGATAAGATTTATCGGCAGAGATTCAAGAACTAGTGCTTCAGAAGATACCCTTTTAATGCAGTTGAATAGCGATACAACTGCTAGTAACTATTATTCACACAGACTTTATGGAGATGGGGCTAGCGTAGGTGCTGATGCTTTTAGCACTTTATCGGGAAATTTAATGGGAACAACTCCCGACAATGGAAAAACAGCAAGCACTTTTGCTGGGCATATTATAGATATTTTAGATTACACAAACACAAACAAGTATAAAACTTCACGAAATCTTGGCGGTTATGATGCAAATGGTTCGGGATTTTTATTTTTAAGTTCGGGTTTATGGAAAAATACTAACGCGGTAACAGACATTTCTTTAAAATTATTTTCTGGTGCTAACTTTGTTCAGTATTCACAGGCAGCACTTTACGGGATAAAGGGGTAACAAATGCCAGCAGGAAGCACTTACACCCCGATAGCGACTACCACGCTTGGAAGCGCGGCTGCGTCATATACATTCAGTTCAATTCCTAGCACCTACACAGATTTGGTTGTGGTGATTTGGTCATCAACTGGTTCTGCGGATAATGCTGACAGTTTTAGATTTAACTCTGATTCAGGAACAAATTATTCGCATACTTATTTATTTGGAAATGGAACAACTGCATCTTCTGGGCGAGGTACTTCAACAAATGGTATGCAAGTCCTAGGCGGTGGTTTAACCAATGGAATGATGTCCGTTTCTCATATTATGAATTATGCAAACAGCACAACATACAAAACTGTTTTATCTCGGTATGAAGTTTCTGCTGGCGGTAATAGGACAGTTGCGGCTGCGGTTGGATTATGGCGTAATACTGCTGCAATCACATCTGTAACAATTACTACAACTACAGCCAATACCTACCCTGTCGGCTCTACCTTTACCCTCTATGGAATTGCGAGCGCATAATGCCAAATACATTTGAGTTAATCGCATCTAGCACAGTAACAGGGGCAACAGCGGCTAGCATTGACTTTACTTCAATCCCGCAAACTTACACCGATTTAGTAGTCAAGTTAAGTGTTCGACCAAATAGCGCCGATAGTATTGCTATTAAATTCAACAATTCTACAACTGGCTATTCATCAAAGAATTTAGAAGGAAGCGGGGCATCTGCATCAAGCGGCAATAGCCCTTCATCGGGTCGCTATATTAATTACGCAGTTTTAACAACTGCTAGCACATTTACCAGCGGTGAGGTTTATATCCCAAACTATACGAGTGCTAATTACAAATCTGCACTAGCCGATGCCGTTGGCGAAGCCAATGCCACTACTGCCTATGCAGACCTAAATGCAATTCTTTGGTCAAATACTGCGGCTATTAACCAAATTACTTTGTACTTTGTGTCGCAGAGTCTTGTCCAATACTCAACCGCCTATCTATATGGAGTCAAAAATGCCTAATCCAACACGAATCGAAATCAACTGCGAGACAGGCGTGGAGACTGTCATCGAACTAACCGATGCCGAGGTTGCAGAGCTTGAGGCTCAAGCCGCAATCGCTGAAACACAACGCCTAGAGCTTGAAGCTGCCGAAGCGGCTAAGGCCGCAGCTGCCGCATCTGCCGTGGCCAAGCTTGAAGCTATTGGCTTAACAGCTGATGAGATAGCAGCTTTACGCGGATGACTTACCCACAAGGCACGGCAGCCCTAGCAATCAGCATTGCAAATGCCGAAGTAGGCACAATCGAAGATGGCGACAACCTTACAAAGTACGGCAAATTTATGAAGGCCGATGGGTTGCCATGGTGCGGTTCATTTTGTAATTGGGTGCTGGCACAAGCTGGGGTCAAGGTTCACAGCGTCGTCGGTACAGCTGCCGGAGCGCATAAATTTAAGGAAACCTCACGATGGCATGAAACCCCAATTGCAGGGGATTTGGCATTTATGGATTTTCCTCATGATGGGGTTGACCGCATTAGTCACGTCGGCATTGTCGTGGCCGTATCCGGCAACACAATAACAACCATCGAGGGCAATACATCGGGAACTGGCGACCAACGTAATGGTGGCATGGTCATGGTTAAGCAACGCACAATCGGCAAAGAGGTTGTGGGTTTTGGTCGGCCTAAATATGTGCCTTACAAGGGTGCAATGCCAGTCGTGGAAATTCCACAATCAAAAGCAAAGAAGGTTAAAAAATGAATCAAGCAAAGGCGATGGCTGCGTCATGGGCGCGCTCATTTATGGCAGCTGGCATTGCGGTTTATATGGCGGGCGTCACAGACCCTAAAGCAATTGCAAGTGCAGGTTTGGCAGCGGTTTTGCCAGTGATTTTGCGTTGGCTTAATCCCAACGATGCAAGTTTTGGTGTCAAGGGGAAGTGACCCAAAAGCTCATCCAGTTAGCCCTATTTTCTATCCTGTTTCTAGGGCTAACTGGTTGTGGCCAATACGACGGCTGGGTGCGCTATCCATGTCAAGAGCATGAAAACTGGAATAATCCGGAGTGCAATCCACCGGAGTGTGTAAGCACTGGCACTTGCACAAAAGACATTTATGGAGACACCCTTGACACAGAAGCCAAGCCGTAGATATACAAATGAGCAGCTAAAAGCCCGACTCATTGTGTTTATCGGCATCACCCTTGCGCTGGTGTTTATGATGAGCATTTTTGGCATGTTATATGCGCTCATATTTGTTACCCAGCCGCTAGGCGCGCAAGCTCCAAACGACAAGGCATTTATTGATTTGCTCACGACCTTGACAGTTTTCCTAACCGGAGCATTGGGGTCGGTATTGGCATCTAATGGGCTAAAGGATAAACCGACACAAAATCCACCCGACACGCCCAAAGACACGCAGGATTCTTGACGTTGTCGCACCCATGGGTCACAGTTGTGGCAGGGAGCGAAGCTAAGTAGCTCCCCGAAACGGGAGCAACATGTACACAATTGCAGAAGTAGGCATGTGGATACTCATTGCATCGACTATGGGTTTTTGCATCGGCTACACAGTCGGTCTAAAAGAAGGTAAGCGCGAAGGATTTATCCGAGGCAAAATCGCGGCACGTAGAAGCTTGGAGTCACGCTAATGGGATTCCTAGACAACTACGAAACAGTTAACCAAAAGGTCAAAAGGCTTCACGCCACCTATCCAACAAACCGCATTGAAACGTCCATCATTGACTGGAATCCGGAAAAAGGGTTTATCCTCATCGAGTGCCGCATTTATCGCCATTATGAGGACGACAAGCCAGCTGCCATCGATTACGCACATGGCATGGTTGGGGCTTACAACGTCCAAATGAAACGCTGGTATGTTGAAGACACAGTTTCCAGCGCAATTGGCAGGTGCGCGAGCGTGGTTTTAGGCACGGACGAAAAACCTAGCCGTGAGGATATGACGCAAGTTGAGACGATGCCAAAAGCCTTTATTGAGGATGACCCTTGGGCTAAGCCAATTTGGGAAGAAGGATTTACCACCGCCAAAAGTGCCGTGACGCAGGTAGCCGAGCAACTGGGCGGTGAGCTTGTAGCCGAATCACCTATTTGTAAGCATGGCCACATGTTGTTAAAGGAAGGCGAAAAAAACGGCAAGCCTTATCGAGGACATGTTTGCGCTGAAAAGGTCAAGGCTAATCAATGTCCGGCTATTTGGTACGTCCTTACAAGCGAAGGCAAATGGAAGGAGCGCATCTAATGGCCGAGTTATTTATTCAGAAGCCAAACGGCCAAACCACGCGCATTGACAGGGATGGCGTAGCGACGCAGACAGTCGAGCCATTGCAAATTGACTGGTGCGATAAGTGTGAACGTTGGAAGCCATTGGCGGGCGGTTACATGCTGCGCAGCGATGGCCAGTCATTGATTTGGTTATGTGAGGCGTGCAAATGATACGCGTGGACTTAGATAACGATGCGCAAGTTGCTATCACTGCCAAGGGCTTAGAAAGGGCATTGGAGTATCGAGGACAATGGGAAGGCAGATGGGTTAAACGCAATTATCAGACAGACCGCGAAAACCTTAATTTTCCAACATTTGTCGCACAACAAAGTGAAGCCATAGGCGCAGAAATGGCCGTTGCAAAATATTTTGGAAAGCCAGTTAACCTTGACGGCTACAAAAAAAAAGCCGACGTGGGCAGCAACATCGAGGTTAAATGGACAAAGTGGCAGGATGGTTGCTTAATTCTGCGTGACCATGATAGAGCCGAAGACATTGCCGTACTGGTGACAGGGTCAATGCCAAGGTATTACGTCTGCGGATGGATACCAATAAACGTAGCTAGACGGCCATCACATAAACGCAGCGATGGAGCTTGGTGGATAGGCCAACAGGATTTGCACCCAATGGCCAACCTACAAAGGAGCATCTATGCAAATCGAATTTAATTGTCGCGTGGAAAAGAAAATCACCAAGCAAACAATTTGCCAGGTGACGGACAAGCTGCCGGAATATGTGCATGTTATTCAATGCAATAGTTGTGGAGTTATGGGCATTGCAGTCCTAGACAAGGAGAGGGCTTACAGTGGCAATTTATGAGTATCGATGCGATGCGTGCGGGCAGGTCAAAAACGTATCAGCTGCAATGGATGAGATTTATGTCGTACCAAATTGCGATAACTGCACGATTATTATGTCAAGGGTTTGGC